CGATTTGGTTCTGTTGTTGGATTAGGTCAATTTTGTCTGTGTTGTATTGAGCTGTTCCCTGAAGAGTTTCGAGCTCATACCGACGATTTTCTTGATTTTTTCTGCGGGAAATAGCTTTGTTTTGTGCAGCGGCCTGGGCTTGCGCTTGCTGGTGAGAACCAATCGCGCCCAAAGCTGATGACCCGAAACTAGCTACCCCGAGAGCTACTGGATTGCACACGGCAAAATTCTATAAAGGGTAAGTTATTCGGTCCATATTCAAGTTCACGTAAAAACTTGAAGCCAAGGAACCTGAGAAGCTTGAGGTGAACGGTATTACGTTTATCAGCTATGTTCCAGAGGAGCTTCTCCGTTCTACCTTCAACATAGCGTTTCGCTTCTCTTGCAAACGTAACCGGATATTTTTCAATGGCAGGTGTGCATAGCATCCAGATGTCTCCAGATTGACCCACACCAGCAACGCCAGCGACCTCACCACTAGGCACTGTGAAATACACAGAGTTTTCTAATGTTGATGCTTGTATAAGAGCTCTCACCGGATCATGTCCATGACCCTCAGAAAGTTCAGCTCGATCTTCTGGACGTAGATTGCGGGCCACCTGATAGGCAGCCCACGTTGTGATGGGGTGGATGTATTTAGACACGTTTATGATATTTGGGAGTGTAATCACCCTCCCACGTCATCGAATGTAAGGAAGCCGGGGCAGGATGTTTTGATGTGATGTCTACTTCAAAGTTGATATTCCGCTCATACACGGGAATTGCAACGTTCTTTTCTTCGATAACGGGCATATCACTTTCACCGTACCAGTCAGCAGCGTTGGACTCATATTCAGTTGTAAAGTCTTGCTTGCCGGCACGTCTAATTGTTGCCTTGATACTGCCTACAGAACCGAATCTCAGATTGACACGCTGAACCGTGAGTGATGCACTTAGATCAGCAGTCTGTTTTTCGCCTGCTTTCTTTTTGACGTAGATCTTAGGAAGAGCTACAAGGAATTCAATGTTTGTTCCAATGATGAGCGTCTGTCCCGTAAGGTCTCCAATAAATTTGTGGGTCGTTCCAACTGAGGATTGGGCAAAGTGGGTTTCGCCTGTTCCAGGATTAACGACGGCCACAGACTGCCCAATGCTTTGGTGAGTAGGACAGCTCCAACTAATAGTGGTGAGGTTATTGCTAGCGTCGTAAGAACTAGCCGAAACACTTTCGCTTGCATCTAAATGTACTTTATATTCAGTGGATTGTCCGAAGAAGTTATTCGGACCGGGTACGATCCGGTTGCTGTCTTTTTTAAGTAACTGGATCTCGTAATACTTGCCAGACGTGGAAACCAGCAACAAAGAATCGTCTAGGACAAAAGCGTACTCAATGTCGTACGGGAATGTCCAACGAAACCACGCTGATTGAACTCGTTTCTCGCCTGAATTGTAGTACCTATAGCCATAAACATCGTTAGTACCAGACTTTGAGAAGAAAATCGTGTTGTTTTCTCTGCTGTTGACAACAATATCTAAATCGTTAGGCAATAGTGACTGAACAATCTTGGTTTGATCAATAATCTGTGGCTCACCTTCACGTCGAATCTCGAACATCTCGAAGAAACGACCGAAAACACCAGCACTATCTACAAAGCCGATTGTCGTTCCTAGCGAAATTGGTGACGCTTGTGGACTATATCGATAGGTAGAAATGTTAGAAAGCTTACCCGTGTCAGGCGTCAGCGTATCTGAGTCTGTATGCAGCATGAACTGCTGAGATTCAGAGAAGATGATGAGACCTGTGTTGGTTTCGATCGAATCGATAAACCGTGTTGGCTGCGTAGAGCTTGCCTGGATGTCGATGGGGTCATTTGCCCCAATAGACAAAGCTGAATGTTGGAAGAAGTTATACACATCACCACTTTGACTGAGTACAACATTGTCTTCAGTCAAAAATCCCAGCCTGTTCCTGTGGAAAAAGGTCTGTGAAAGTCTGTTGCCGATAAAAGAGGGCAACGGGTTCGTGGTGTTGTCTCCAACTTGACGAGTAACCCACGGTGGTGTGCTGATATTGAATTGACCATTTGCCTGTCGTTGGATCTGGATAGGCAGCGTGGACGAATCCAACGTGGTTTGCATCCCAGGAGCAATACACTCTTCCCAACTGCCAGCCCCATCAACATTGTTGGCACCCTTGAATTGGAGATAGTAATCATCTTCCAGGGAGTCAGAGCTGTTCGACACCTGCACAATCATGTTGTGCTTACATTGCCGAGGCAGGTCAGATGGATCGTTCACAGAGTTAGTCGTGATCCGCCATAGGTCTGGCTGACTCGTCTCCACACGGAACGGACTGTTGTCAGCAAGGAAGATTCCGTTGCCAATTATCTCGACAGTGCTCAGGTTGATCTGTCCCATACCGCTCCCCTTCACAACTTGGCTCAGGATGCTGGTAGCTGACACGTCAACGTTGGCATCGAAAGAGGAAGGAGCTGGACGGAAGAACCCACGATCGTTCTTGGAGTTGAGTTGTTGGATGGTCTTGACCTTGACGGTGTAGTTCACGTTCCGCATTTGGACAGTGACCGTTTGGTTGACAGACCAGCCATAACCACCGTTCAGCAACTCAACTGTGGTGTTGTAGATACCCACATAGTCATTGGCGTTGATCTCACTGCCAGGGTTGCTCTGAACGTTGACCTGGCCTGTAGTGGTCAGACGGAACACAAGGTTCTTACCGTTGCCAGAGTTGACGGAAAAGATCTCAGATGCCTGATGCTGCAAGGCTGGATCAATACCTGTCTGGCTGTTGTCGCGTGAGATCGACGTGAAGCCATTAGGAGGTGTTCCTGCACCTGGAGTGGTGACGGAAATCGACGTTGCACGTCCTGTGTTTGCCGGTCCGATGATGGACACAGGGGCATTGGGTGAAGAGACACTGAAGCTGTACTCCTTACCGTGACCAACCTGACGTAGTTCGATAAAGGCTTGGTACGTCGGAGAGCGTGCCGGTGACGTAGCTGAGGTCATAGCCACAACCTTGTCCACGTTCGTCACAAAGGTGGTGTCTGCAACGGTGAGAAACTTCAGTTTGTTGTTAGCCGTGTGTGCTAGGTAGGACGTAGCTGATCCGTTGACGGTCACAGCGGTGCCGTCAGAAGCTCGCCAGATATTGACGTTTCCATTGCGCTGGATCTGTCCGATATAGGCTCCTTCGCTGGCGTCTCGGTAGTAGCTGAACCATGCTCCATCTGTGGTGGATCCAGACAGAGTGGCGAGATAACGACTGCCGCTTCGCTTTACCAGACCATCAGTAACGTCAGGTAAGCCATTGACTAAATCTTTTACCTGACCAGGAAGCATCAGCTCATCAGGCTGTTGTGAGATGCCAGAAATGAATCCAGGGATAGTCTGAGTAATGCTTGTCATTAGCGACGTAGTGCGTGGTGAGGTTCAAATGCGGTGTATGAAGTGCCATCAGGCCACCCCATAAAGTTGTGATCGCCCATGTCACATTCGTATTCAATGCAGGCTGCCTTGGCTTGTGCCTCTTGAGTGGCTAAGAGTTCGACAAGATTTGGGTTAGCGACTAGCTGAGTAGCAGCGCGGCCAGCAGCGCGATAAGTGATGTATCGCTTAAATACAGAGGGGAGGTCGTTGAATTCATAAAGAGTGACGATGTCCAGATAAAGATCAGTAGTGAATACATCTGTATGCTCAACTTTGTCGTACAGCCGACCGTTTCGGACGACGACGTTTTTAGTGCGAATGTTTTGACCGTCGTGAATGTCGTAACGGATGACATTAGACGGGACTAGAAAGTGACCGTTTTGGTCGGGAGTAAATCGGTAGTTTGTCTCGGTGTTATATGACCAGCCTTCGCTCTGCACATCCACATTGACTTCTCGCAAGAGATTATGAATGAAGGAGATCTCAGGGTTGGTAAAATCAAGGGTGGTAACTGGAGCTTGACCGATACTCCCCAGAATTGAATTGACTGCGGATAGTTCGGTATCGAGTGAAATCGTCGAGGGAGTAGACATATAAAAAAAGGGACCTCCGAAGAGGCCCCAATAGAGAACAATAAAAAGATCAGAAAGCAGAAGGAGCAGTAGCACCCACGTACAGCTCGCAAGCGGCTGCGGGGTTCAGGTAGTCTGCGCCCATTGCCAGACGACCAAGAATCACATCCGTGATAATCCCTTATTTCTAAGGGCACTGACTATATCTTCATCCCTTTGGATGTCGGACGCTAGTGGCGTATTACATGAGAAGCGTCTCATACCGCCTAGTCGATGCACGTTCC